CCCCATGCATGAGCTTCGAGGAAGTCAGCGAAGTTCTGGAATTTTGCGAAGGGGCGAGGGTGAAGGATGCACTCCAGCCTTTGCAGGCTTTCAATGCACGCCACGGCATGGCGGCTTTCCGAATGCCGGACGTCGACGATCAGGATGATGAGCAGCTACTAGGCACCGTCTATCGGGTGATGAAGGAAATTGGCCAGGTCGCCGAGACTGTCTCCGTCGCGCTGGAAGATGGTCGCATCACTGCGCAGGAACTGGATCTGATCGAGAAGAATTTCGCCCAGGGTATGTCTGCCTTGGGCGAGTGGCGCGAGCGAGTCCGCCAGCGAGCGGAGCGTGATGGTGCCGTGCAGTCGCAAAAGAAAGCCGCCAAGGGGCACTGATGGCCACAGATACCAATTCACTGGATTGGCAGATGGATTGCTTGGCTCGGTACATCCTCGATATGCCCACCAAGACGGCACGCATCGAGTTCCTGGAGCTCATGCGGTTGAAGCGGACAAAGGCGGCGGGGCCGGATGCAGTCGCCGACGCAGATCGGTTCGTGGCCGATCTGCGTCAGCGAATTCTCAAGCAACATGAATTGCGCAAAGCAGCGCAGAAGCAAGCGCCGTAAGTGGCGAAGCAGGGAGAAATATTGACGACGTTAGATCAAGCGGTACGACAGATGCGTGCTGCAGGCCTTCCCGCCCTGCCAGATGGGCATCCACGCACTGATGGCCGAATCTGGCGGTTTGGGCCAGGGAAGAAAAGCTGGTACGTACTGCACGAAGTCAGGCGGGCCAATGGCTCCTGGTCGGTCCACGGCGCTTATGGCACTTGGCAGGGTACCAATAACTACTCGACCAAAATCGAGGCGGATTGGACTGATGTCTCAGATGCTGAACGGGCTGATCTGGAGCGCCGCCAGCGCGAGCTGGATGTACTGGAGCGGGAACGGCAGCAAGAGCGGGCAAAGAATGCGGCCAACCGCGCGCGCCAGCAATGGGCCGAGGCCGAGACTGCTGGTGAGTCGTTCTATGCATTGCGCAAGCAGATAACCACGCCAGGTTTGAGATTTCTGGCTGACGGAACGCTTTTGGTGCCGATGCTCAAGCAGGCCGGTGATGGGCTCGAACTGGTGGGTCTGCAGAAGATCGCCGAAGATGGCTCGAAGACCTTCAACAAGGGCATGGCAAAGGCTGGGGCATTTTGCCCGATTGGGAAGTCCGGCCAGGATGAGAAGGTTCTTTTCATTGCCGAAGGCTATGCGACGGCGCGTAGCGTGCGTATGGCGCTTCAGGATACCGTGCCAGGATTCGTTGCCTTCGACGCGGGGAACTTGCTACCGGTTCTGCAGGGTGTCCGAGCACGGCATCCTGATGCGCACATCCTCATCTGTGCGGATGATGACTTCTCCTTCGAGCCGCGCGTCTCCCGGGACTTGTCGAAGCAGTATGGTATCGAGGGTGTGGTCATCGACGGACAGCAGCGTAGGCATCCCGGTAAGGATGGGGAATACCTAGTCACCGCCAGTTGGTGCCAGGGTATAGGCGAACTCCGGTTCATCGACGTTCGCATTGCTGGTGATGGATTCACGCGCACCTTGCGGTACGAAAACACTGGATTGGTCAAAGCCCATGAAGCCGCGCTGGTGATCGGCAATGCGTCGGTGGTGGCGCCTGAGTTTGCAGATCGGGGCGAGAACAAGTGGACCGATTGGAACGACCTTCATTGCGTCGAGGGCCTGGATGTGTGCGCTCAGCAGCTATCTGCTGCAGTCCTGTGTGCGCTCACGCCGCCGGTGGTCAAGGCCGCGCAGGCCGAGAAAGAGCTTGCGCGTTCGGTGGCGGCACCAGTCGCGAACGCCGCTGCCGCAGAGAAGGTGATCTGCTCTGAGACTGGGCCGATGGAGGCTGAGCATGAGAATTCCGAGCTGACCTGGGAGGCTCGCCTCGTCCGCAATGACAAAGGGCAGATTCTTCCTGTTCTGAGCAATGTTGTCGACGTCCTGCTCCACTCTCCCGATTGGGAGGGCGTGATTGTGTACGACGAATTCAGCGGCCAGGTGGTCAAGGCTAAGGCGCCACCATTTCCGCGTGGAGAGATTGGGGAGTGGACCGATAAGGACGATCTGCGTGCGACTCTGTGGATACAGAGGAAGTATTCCTTCCATCCTCGGGAAGACGTGGTGATGAAGGGGGTGCTGTTGGCCGCTGACGCACAATCGCGGCACGTGGTGCGCGACTACCTCGATCCGCTTGTGTGGGACGGAAAAGAGCGTCTATCGATGTGGATGATTGACTACCTTGGGGCCGAGGATATGGAGTATGTGCGCCGGGTATCACGCAAGTTCCTGATCGGAGCAGTGGCTCGGATTTACAAGCCAGGCTGCAAAATGGACAACGTGCTGATCCTCGAAGGCACTCAGGGGCTGAAGAAGTCAACTGCTCTGAAGACGCTTGCTGGCGAGTGGTTCACCGATGCGCCGCTGCGATTCGAAAATAAGGATACCTATTCGATCATGCGCGGCAAGTGGTTTATCGAGCTGGCCGAGCTGGACTCCTTCAACAAGGCCGATTCGGAGGCCGCCAAGCAGTTCTTCGGTCAGTATGTCGACCGGTACCGGGACTTTTATGGCAAGCGGGCCAGCGATGTGCCGCGCCAGCAGGTTTTTGCGGGGAGCACGAACAAATACGTCTACCTGAAGGATGAAACCGGCAACCGCCGTTATTGGCCGGTTCGAGCCATCGAGATCAATCTTGACGGGCTTGCTGCTGCCAGGGATCAATTGTGGGCGGAGGCCGTGGTAGCATTCCGGGCCGGTGAGCCATATTGGGAAACGCCTGACGATGTGCCTCTGTTCCGCGAGCAGCAAGAGGCACGCTTCGTCAGCGATGCTTTCACCGAAGTCATCGCCAGTGGCCTGCTTGGCAAGTCGCAAACCAGTGTCACCGATGTTCTTCAAAACATCCTTAAGCTCGATATGTCCAAATGGACGATGCCGGAGCAGCAACGCGTCGGCCGTAGCTTGGGGCAGTTGGGATGGGTTCGTAAGCGAGGCCCGAGCAAAGCAGGTAATCGCGATTGGATTTATGTGCGCGGAGAGCCGGAGGCGGGGAACGGTTCCGGTGCTCATGAGGAGGCTGACGATGATCCTATCTGAGGCCATCCGGCAAGAATATTTTGCTCTGTCCCAGTACACCGATTCACTGGGACAGGACTGGGACAGGCCCGTAAATACTGGGCTGTCCCAGTATATCGATTCACTGGGACAAGACTGGGACAGCCCTGTAATTACTAAGCTGTCCCAGTATCCCGATTCACTGGGACAAACCTGGGACAGTGCACCCAAATCTGTCCCAGTGTCCCAGTCGGGCGGAATGACTGGGACAGCGGAAACCCGCTTGTCACTGCGGGTTGTCCCAGCTGTCCCAGTTGTCCCAGTGGATTGCCTCGTGCGTGTGTTGGCGCGCACATGTGCGAGGGCGCGTGCGTGCGCGTATACGCGTGCGCGCGTCCCCTGTCTTTTTACTGGGACAACTGGGACAACTGGGACAGTAGCCAAGATGGGAGGTCGCCATGGTTGATGGTCTCCACAATTTCCATCAACCAGCGGAAACCCAGGCCGACGACTTGGATGGTAGTGACCCGGTGCTTTTCTCTCGGCTGCAAAACTGGCGAGAATATCTTCGGCCTGGTGGACGATCTATGGGCGGTGATGGGCCAGGATGGGTCGGCCAGTACATCGCGCTTCGGAATACCGACCAGAATATCGGCGCCACTTCTCTTGCTCGTCACTCTGGCCGGCGTGCAGATACGAGAGATGGTTGGTTGGTCGAGCGCGCTGTCGCCTCGTTGGGCAGTGAGTACGAGCGTGAGCTACTGAGAGCCTGGTATGTGTGGTGCTTACCTCCATCTGTTATCCGCCGCCGGGCCCGTGTCCGAGGGCCGCATCTTCGTGATGCCAGGTTACGAGCTGAAAAAAATTTGCAGCTGGCTCTTGTCAAACTGGAGGCGCGGGACTAAAGTTACATCCAACAAATTTACGTCGCCGCCGTTTTGCGTGCCTTGAAGTGTCTGCCTTATGGCAGGCATTTTGGCGACCAAGTTAAGAAAAGCCCCGCCTAGCAATGGTCAGGGGCTTTTTCTTTTTTTCCGCTACTTGGTAGAATCTTCGAGTCAATTTAGGAGAATCTATGTCGCTCTATACCGATGCAAAGGCATTTGCAACACAGGAAATCGAAAAAGAAAAGTCGCGAAAGCGGGAGCGCGAAGCGGAACTGCAGCGACAGCAAGACGAATTTGTTAGCTTCGCGAAGCGCGTGTTGGATTCGACCATCGAAACGTTAGAGGGTCTAGTTCAAGAGATGCGTGCTGACAAAGCTACAGCAGTCCTGCAATCGGGATTCCGTCGCGATGATGGATACTTTGTTGATTTTAAATTTCAGCTCTCAGCAGATGCGGATCCTGTTCAAACGCACTATGCCTATACGATTACTTTGGGCGGATCGCAAGTGGTGAATGCTAATGTCGTCGGTGTTGACGAAGTAGATGCCAGGAATATGCGGATTAGGACGGACGCAGGAGACCCGAATCTTGTGTTGGATATTTTGGCGGGTGTTAAAAAACTTATCTCTTATGCGCTGATCAAAGGAAATTCGCTTCTATAGTTTCTAAATGCAATAGCAAGGCCCCTCCGAGGAGGGGCTTTTTTTCGTCTTCCTTTTTAGCGGCGGCATTGATGTCGGTTGACTACAAGCGATTATACGGAACCAAGGAGTGGTTTCGCCTCCGACATCATCAGTTGAGAAATGAACCGTTGTGTAGGTTCTGCTCACTCATGAAGCGTGTGACCGCCGCGACTGTCGTCGACCACATCGAACCGCACCGTGGTAACGAAGAGAAGTTCTTCGACCCTAAGAACCTCCAGTCTCTCTGCAAATCGTGCCATGACTCAGTGAAGCAGCAGCTGGAGAAGAGTGGTGTCATGCGCGGCTGCGATGAATCTGGCCTGCCTTTGGATCGAAACCATCACTGGAACCGGAAATGAACTTCACCACACATCCGAGCAACAACGGCGTACTAGGCGCGCCGGCTGGCTGGGACCAGGAGCGTATCGCTTGTGATGGATTACCGGTTACCTGCTCGGAAATCAGCGGCCAACAAGTTGTGATCTCGTATTGGCAACCGAGTGCAGAAGAGATCGCCTTGCTGGTTGCCGGCAAGCCAGTCGGTCTGGTGGTGTTCGGTGGAACGATGCCGCCAGTTGCATTGGCTGTTACCGAGGGCTAGAGCATCGCCCGCAAAGACCCGCCTGGACTGGGGTTGCGGCCGGGCTCACCAAACATTGCAATTTTTCAATAAAGTTACGTTTTTGCAATAAAAAAGGGCGGGGGCGGGTCGAAAGTTCCGGCCGCGCCGCTTCCACACCGCTCGCCTCCCGTTTTTTGTTAGAGCGGGAAATATGGGAGGGGGGTATCTCGACATAGGAGGTCATCATGGCTGGCAATTCCAACTCTGGCCGCAAGCCGCTGCCAGCAGCATTGCATCTGATTGGCGGCAATCGCAGTAAAAAAAGCGCGGCTGAACTGGCTGGCGCCGGCCGACCGGTCGTCGCTCCGGCTGCGCCGCCCGAGTGTCCCGAGTTTCTCTCACCTGATGCTCGCGGAGAATGGCAGCGCATCGTCGCTGATTTGCTGGTCATGGGCCTGCTGTCCCGCGTGGACCGGGCCGAGCTGGCGGTGTATTGCCAGGCCTGGGGCGACTGGAAGTACGCCCGTGAAAAGATTACCGAGCTCGGCGAGCAAGGTTTTTCCGAGATGACGCCCAGCGGCTACAAGCAAATGTCCGTCTGGATGCAGATATCGAACCGTGCCGAGGATCGTATGCGCACGGCCGGCGCTTCATTCGGCCTGAACCCATCGGCGCGTATGCGCCTGAACGTTAATCCTCCCCAAGGGGAGCTTTTCCCCAATGAGCCCAAGGAAACCGCGAACAAGTTCTTCGGCGATTGACCGTACCACTGACTACGCACGTGCCGTCGTCAAGGGGAAGGTGGTGGCCGGCCCGGATGTGCGGCACGCGTGCAAGCGCCATCTGCGCGACTTGAAGGAAGGGAAGAAGCGCGGCCTGCGCTGGGATCTGGAGGCGGCCAATCATGCCATCGCCTTCTTCGAAGAGGTGCTCTGCCTGAATGGTGGCTCCTTCGAGGGCAGTCCATTCTTGCTGATCGGCTGGCAGTGCTTTGTCGTCGGTAGCTTGTTCGGCTGGATGGGCGCGGATGGTCTGCGCCGCTTCCGTGTGGCTTACATCGAGACAGCGAAGGGCAGCGGCAAGTCGCCGCTCGCGGCCGGCGTCGGCCTCTTCGGACTGACTGCCGACCGCGAACAGCGCGCCGAGGTGTATGCTGCAGCGACCAAGAAAGAACAAGCGCAGATCCTGTTCCGGGATGCCATTGCGATGTACGAGCAGTCGCCCCAGTTGGCTGCGCGCTTGGTGACCTCAGGCAGCAAAGGCAAGGAATTCAATCTGGCGTACCACGCCACGTCCAGCTTCTTCCGCACGATCAGTGCAGATGATGGCCAGTCTGGTCCGCGCCCGCACATGGCCCTGATTGACGAAGTGCATGAGCACAAGTCGCCCCTGGTGATCGAGATGATGCGGGCCGGCACGAAGAGTCGGCAGCAGGCGCTGATCTTCATGATCACCAACTCCGGTACCGACAAGCAGTCGGTCTGCTGGAGCTATCACGAATACGGCTGCAAGGTCGCAGCCGGAACCGCGGAGAACGATGGTTTCTTCGCCTTCATCTGTTCGCTAGATGAAGGGGACGATCCATTCAAGGATGAGAGCTGTTGGGAGAAGGCGAACCCAAGCTTGTCAGTCGGCATTCCTGGTCTGAAGTATCTGCGCGAGCAGGTCACGGATGCACGCGGGATGCCCTCGAAAGAGGCCATCGTGCGACGGCTGAACTTCTGCCAGTGGACGGAGGCAGGCAGTCCCTGGATATCGGCTGATATCTGGTTCAGTTGCCAGGACGAAGAGAAGCTACCGCTGGAGGCATATTACGGTCGGGCCGGCGTGGCTGGCCTGGATCTGTCCAGCACTCAGGACTTGACCGCGTTGGTACTGGCCCTTGATCCCATCCCGGAAGATCCTGTGACGCGGATCATCCCGTTTTTCTGGTTGCCGGGCGATGGCTTGCACCTCAAAGCCGAGAAAGATCGGGTTCCCTATCTGGTCTGGCGGGATGCTGGTTACCTGGAAGCGCTGCCGGGCCGGGCGGTGGACCGCCTCGCGGTGCTCAACCGGGCCGCAGCGCTGACAGCAGCATTCGACTTACGAGCGATCCATTGTGATCGGTGGCGACTGGAAGACTTCAGCATCTG